GAACGATGGGGTTCTCAGGCCCAAACCCGATAAGTTATCAAGAAATAAAAACATGGAAGGAGCTTACAGATACACCATTGTCTTCTTGGGAAATAGAAGCAATAAAACGTGTTGATGTAGTCTTTATAGGCGTAGCAAATGGCTGACGATATTAAACTTGTTGTAGACTCCAGTGATCTTCAAAGGGCTGTAGATTTCCTTGATAAGATGGGTATTCAAACTGCAAAGCTATCCACTAAAACTCAGACCTTACAACAAAAGTTTAACAAATATACCTCAGAAGTTGACAGGTTATCTAAGAAGTATAAACCTTTGTATGCTGCGTCTAAACAATATGAGAGCGCTCTTGAGGAAATAAACAGGGCGCAAAAACTTGGGGTTCTAAATGATCAACAGAGATCAACAAGTATCTCACAGTTAAATAGGGATTTCCAGCGGGGTACTGGGATCTTTTCTACTCATGCTAATATGATGAACAAGGGTATGAATAAACTTGGTGTTGCTACGCAACAAGCTGGTTATCAAGTGGGCGACTTTCTTGTTCAAGTTCAATCGGGAACAAACCCAATGGTCGCCTTTAGTCAACAAATGACTCAGATGGTTGGGGTTCTTTACCTCTTGCCGCCAGCAACTCTAAATGCAAAAATAGGTTTCATGGGGCTAAAGTTATCTATGAGCTTCTTAATTGCTGGTTTAGGTATTGCTATACCTTTACTTGGAGCTTTGGGTGCAGCTTTCTTAAGATCTGGTAAAGATGCTAAAAGTGCCAAGTCAGAGATAGACTCACTAACAGACAGCTTAACATCTTTTGAGACTGCTCAGAAGGCTATGAAACTTGGCATGTCAATGGAAGAGTTTACCTTAACGGAACAACTCAAGCAATTAAATCAAACTATAGATGAGTCAAGGACAAAAATATCCGACCTTCAAACAAAGGCTGGTGGTCAAACTCAGGTAGCATCAGCTTATGCGGCGATTGGCCCACAAGGAAATATAAAGACAAGTCTTGAGGACATAAATAAATTAGAAAAGTTGCGTGACAGAGTACTAGCTAGGATACAAGTTAAATCTGACAAGCAACTAGCGTCTATGGAAGAGGCTAATGACCTTGCCCGCATAGCTAATGAGTTTGGTAAGGACTCACAGCAATACCGTTCTAAGGTTCTTGAGTACGAGGGGAAGAAACTTATATCTCTTGCAAGAGAGGCTGGCTATAACGACGAAACAATAGTAAAACTTCTGGAGCAACTAAGAATTAAAAGGGAGCTTGCTCAAGCTGCTAGAGTTAATGAAAAGACTGAGAAGGCTGAAGCGGATTTTCAAGACAGGGTTAAGCAATCTTTACAAGCTGAATACGATGCTACAATAGCTGCCAGAAAAGCTATAGCTGACGCTAGGCAAACTGAAGAAGATGAGAAAGCAAAAGCACTAGATGATTTTAATGAAAGAGTTAGGGCGGCTCTTGCAGAAGAGTATGAAGCCACAATAGCAGCTAGACAAGCTATAACGGAAGCTAGGGCGAAACAAGTTGAAGAAGATTTAAAGAACGAACAATACTATATGAGGGCTATGCAAGCCTCTATGGAGGAGCTTGGTAGAGGTCAAGCGGAGAGAGATAGAAAAGCTGCTGCCGCCGCCAGAGAAGCGGAGAGGCAACGAGAGTTAGAACAAAGAGAGAAGATAAGAGCGGCTATTCAAAAGCAAAACGAAGAAACCCAGAAGCTAAAGAGTACTGCTGATCAATTAACTGCACCCTTCGATGACTTCTTTATGGCTTTAGTTGACGGTACTACATCAGCAAAAGATGCCTTCAGGTCTATGGCTAGAGACATTATCCAACAGCTTTACAGGATACTTGTTGTTGAGAAATTAGTGCAATCTATCTCAGGTGCTATACAGGGCGCTATGGCTGGTCCAGTACAAGGGCCAAACTTACCTGAAGGAAGTTATGACGGTGGGGGCTACACAGGCTCAGGCCCAAGATCAGGTGGCTTAGATGGTAAGGGTGGCTTTATGGCTATGCTACACCCTAGAGAGACTGTCGTAGACCACACTAAGGGTCAGGGTGCTGGGGGTACAGTAGTAAACCAAGTATTCAATATCTCAGCTAATACCTCAGACGATACTAAGAGACTTATTACTCAGACAATAGCACAAGCCTCACCAGCTATCATCAATCAGTCCGTAGGTGCAGTTATGAACCAAAGACGTAGAGGTGGTGCAATGAAATCAGCATTTGGATAAATCATGGCTATAAGTTACCCTCTTAATACACCTACAACTATTGGCATAGAGAGTATTGAACTACGTGCTGTAAATGCTGTAGCTGTCTCTCAGTCTCCGTTTACATATAAGCAACAGGTTATTTCCCATCAGGGTCAAATCTGGTCTGCCTCAGTCAGTATTCCCTCAGTTCGTAGAGATTTAGCTGCTGAGTGGAAAGCTATGTTGGTAGCTCTTAAGGGGCCTGTAGGGACATTTCTACTAGGTGACCCTGATTATGTTACACCTAGAGGTACAGTGAGTGGTACACCTACCCTCTCAGGTAATGCAGGGGATGCCACTCCAACTATAACTTTGACAGGTACACTTCTAGCTGGTGATTACATTCAGTTAGGTACAGGCTCTGCTGCTAGATTACATCAGGTCTTGGTTGATAGAGCGGCTGGAACTAATGTTGAATTAGAGGTTTGGCCTTCCCTTAGAAGTACATATTCAGGAGAAACCGTTATCTACAGTAGTCCCAAGGGTGTCTTTAGGCTTGGACAGAGTACTACCTCTTGGTCTATAGATAATGCTAGTTTCTACGGCATATCCTTTGATGCTATAGAGGCTCTACAGTAGATGTCCAGAGTATTACCCACATCAGTAGTTGATGCGCTAGATGATGATGTAATCTATCCCTTCTTTGCTGTAGAGATGAATTTCGATAGTGATAATGTCTTACGTCTATGGACTGGCGTAGGTACTCTTACCTTTGAAGGGGTTTCTTGGGCGGGTGCTGGCACTCTCTTAGGTATATCTTCTGTTGAGGAAACTACAGAGACTGCTGCTAGAGGTGCAGACATTACTATTACTGGGCTACCCTCTGAAGTATTAGCTTTAGCTCTCAGTACTCCTTATCAAGGTAGAACTTGTAAGATATACTTTGGCCTATTTAAAGCTGCAAAGATAATAAAAGAAGACTCATCTTTCTTATTGTTAGAAGATGGATCAAAGATATACTTAGAAGATCTCAACTCTGGTTTCACTGAAATATTTACTGGTTACATGGATCAGATGAATGTATCTGAAGATGCACAGACAGGTACTATTCAAGTTAGTGTTGAGAATAAGTTGATTGACTTAGAGAGAGCTAGAGTGGCTAGGTATACTGCTGAGTATCAAAGATCTAGAAACATAGCTGGTGCAAGTACAGATGCTGGTTTTGATTTTGTAGCTGATATGCAAGACCAGAAACTTGCTTGGGGTAGGAGTTCTGGAAGCTAATGGCTTTAGATATTGATTTTCGTAAGATTGACTTACTGGATGAAGATGTCAATTTAAGCGCCGCTGTTACAGCGATTACCTACGGTGTTGTTACAGGTGATTGGGTAACAGCGGGTAAGTTTTATGCAGCTTCTGTTGCCGTTGGAGCTACTGCTAAAGCTCTAGCGCCTGATCCCAAGATTAAAGGTGGTGATCAAGGATACTTAGTAACTCAAAGGGGTTCTACTTTACCCCACCAGATTATATATGGTAAAACTAGAGTAGCTGGTGGTATAGTCTTCCAAGGCACTACAGACAACAATAAATATTTACATACTGTACTAGCTTTTGCTGGACATGAGATAGAAGATTTTGAATCTATATACCTTAACGATGAAGTTTTAACTTTAAGTGGTAATGACGTTACGGCTCCAGCTAAGTATGTTGGTAAGGTTAAGATAGTTAAGAAGTTAGGGACTACTACACAGACCGCCGTTACATCCTCAGATTTGGGTGGAGTCACACCACCTTCACAATGGACTACAGATTGTAAGCTATTAGCTACAGCCTACCTCTATGTTATGTTGGAATTTGATGCTGATGCATTTCCTAATGGCGTTCCAGAAGTTACAGCGGTGGTTAAAGGTAAGAAAGTATACGACCCTCGTACAAGCACTACAGCTTGGTCTGAAAACCCAGCCTTATGTTTAAGGGATTATATTACGTCAGGTAAAGAGGGTACTAATACAACCATCTATAATTACGGTCTTAGTGAAGATATTGAGAGTGTAGATGATGACCTTGTTACTATAGCCGCTAATGTTTGTGATTACTTAAACTACCCTATTCTGTCAGGTGGAACTAGGTTTTCAACCAATGGTGCATTCACTACCAACACTACACCTTATGACGCTTTGCAAAACTTATCTACAGCTATGGATGGTTTACTATGGTATGCTCAAGGTAAGTGGAGAATGAAGCCAGCTTACTACACAAGTCCAGTTTTAGATCTTAATGAAGATGATCTTAGGTCGGGTATACAGATCTCTACAAGACATTCACGCAGAGATAATTTTAATGTAGTTAAAGGTACATTTAGAGGCCCAGAGAGTGACTATCAACCATCTGACTTTCCTCAGGTACCTATCCTTAATTCAGCTACCTATGATGCCCTGTTAGCTGCTGATGGTGGTCAAGAAAGTGTGATTGACCTAAGTCTACCTTTTACAGACAATACTACTGAAGCTAGGCGTATAGCTCGCATAACACTAGAACGTAACAGGCAACAACTTACTGTACAAGCTGCATTTGGAATGAAGGCCTTTCAAGTTCAAGTTGGGGATATTATACGTCTTACCAATACTAGGTTTGGATGGACTAATAAAGAGTTTGAGGTGGTTGCTTGGAATTTTGGATTAGCGGGTGAGTACGATATTCAAGTAAACATGACCCTTAGAGAAATCAGTGAATCTGTCTTTGATGAAGTATCCGATGGTGCAGTATACGAAAGTGATAATACAACCTTACCATCAGCTTTTGATGTACCACCTGTAGCTGTAGCTCTTACTCAAGAATATAGAATTATCAATGAGCATGTAACTAACGTCCTTGTAGTTAATGTATCAGCTACAGCCTTTGAACGTGTAGATTACGTCGAAGTAGAGTTTAAGAAGTCTACAGAGTCTACTTACAGTGTCTTAGGCACAGGTGACTTAGGTAGATTTGAGATCTTAGACATTGAGACACCTCTAGCTGGTGCAGCAGGTACAATAGTCTA